CTGAGGTTTCTCATCAGTGGCGGAAGTGGAGCTTGCTGCGCACCACGAACGACAAGTCAGCTAGAAAGGGATTTCTAGCCTCTACTGTCGCTCGGAGTGTGTGGTGGCACACTAAACCACGCCAAATTAGTAATTCTGTAGACTCCACTGTAGCACGCTGGATGGAAGAGCGGCCCTTTGATCCTGGAATGCTTAAAGCAATTTCCAAGTTCATTGAGCAGCTCCCCATTCCCAGCATGAAGGTAGAAGCGGAGCTTCCTGATCCGGTGCCCACCAATGCCGCCTGCATGACACACTCCCGTGCTAAGGGAGGGACTGCAGCGGCCCTAGGTGAGCTTTGGACCAAGAAGTTGTGTGACAATATGGAACCCGTATTCAACGACTGGCAGGAGCCAGGCTATGCAGGGGCGGTGAAAGGTTACATCGGCGACGAGGAGGCCTTGTCCATCTTCATGGACTTTGAACTCCTCGCCGACATCTCCGAAGGCCTTACACCTCCCCTGCCGCCTGATCGATTCTGCCGAGCCGAGTATATGAAAACCACATTGCCACGCCCACTCAAGCCTTGCCCCATCGAAGAACGAGGGGGCAAGATTCGAGTGGCCACTATCCACCCTGCTGAAGAGGTTCAGACGTGTCGTCAACTAACCCATCTATGGCTAAAAGCCCTAAATAGGTTAGTGACGACCCGTGATATGCTCCAAGGTAGGCAGGTGACCATCTTCGCCTGTGGCGAACAACCGCAATTGTTCTCCGCAGATCTGAAGGCGGCCACTGACTACATCCCTCATCAGGTGGCCCTACACACAGCTCGTAAACTGTGTGAGAAATTGGGCCGCCCTCAGGATGTGCCTATCGTGGAGCAGATCTTTGCACCCAAGGCAGTCAACATCCCTGGTCAATACCCCCCTCAGAAAACGAAGGGGGGTATCCACATGGGACTTGGCTGTTCTTGGGTGATCCTGAGCCTCCTCAACTCTTTTGCTGCCTGGCATGCTGGGGCAAAGAGAACTTCGTACGCTGTCTGTGGCGACGACTTGATCGGTTTCTGGTCGAAACCTATCATGAAGCGCTACAGCTACAACCTAGAGGCCCTAGGAATGGTTGTCAACCATTCCAAGAGCTTCACCGGTCGCAGAGGCGTATTCTGTGAAAGGATTGTCGAACAGCGAGGAGCGCGTGCACAGACGACTGATGTAGGTCATCTGAGCGCGCTGACAGCCTCCAAACTGTTTGCGGGACAATCCTCCTCTGCCCTAGCTGTGTGCGACGCCCTATTTTCCACGTCTGGAATAGGGGCACCAATCGCACGTCGAACCGCCCATCGGCTCGCACCAGGCTACACACCAGGGCGTGTGCGGCATTGGGGCAGCGGGGCTCCTCCGACCCTCTCAACTGTTGAGACCCTTCTTCGAAGGGGACCCATGCAGTTTACGAGGTGCGAGGAGCTGTCCGCCCCAAGGCCGGTCATGAACCGTCTGAAGCTCGAAGAAGCCTGCAATGGAGAAATATCCGTTGCCGACTTCTTAATCGAACTGAAGACAGCCAGGACCCTAGCATCTCGTCTCCGAGGGGAGAAGGATGCCAAGCACACACCCACTCCATCAAAAGTGGCAAATCACATACGGAAGATAAGTCGTCGTCCGTCGAAGCGTGATTTGCCATTTATGCTGGAGCTGGTGAAGCGGAGTCTACATCGGAAGAAGGTTAAGGGGAATCTGAAGATTCTCCTCATCCAATACTTCCGTCGCCAGACAAAACCACAGACCCTTCTTGCTCGGTTGGCTGATCTATCAGCCAAGCCGCATGCAGCCCGCTACGTACCGAAAGAAACCGCCGTTTCCTTGATACGAGAGCAGACAGGCCTGCAGTGGGAGGGTCGGCTAGTTCCTAATCGTCATGTCCCCCGC